GCCAGCCGTTCGCAGACTGCGTAAGTTGTATCATGCTTTTCAAGCTCTAAAATCTCTTTGTTAATTTCGTCAAGGTTTAGCATATTTTCACCCCTATTTTACGCTGTTTCTTCTTAAATTTGTGATGGCATTCATCCTGCATGGCGTAAATATCACCGAGGTTGTAATTCAGTGATTTTAAGCGGATGCAAAGCCGTTCTGAGTGCTTTAATTCGCAGTCAACATCTTCAATTAACTCTTTGATTTTGAGCATGGCGGCAACTTCTCCGTTTTCTTCCAGTTGGAGATAGGCTTTTTGCATTAGGGCTTTAGTCTCCCGCTCCCAGTCTACCCATTCGGCAACCAAAAGTTTAACGGCGTTTTGCTTCGCAATCCGGCTAAAGTTTTCCCACGCCTCAGGGATAATCTCAGGATTTTCAACTTTTTCGGGGTACAGCAATTTCCCGAAATGGTTGATAAAATAGCGTGAAACTCCCCTCATATTGCAAGATTCTTCTAAATAATGGTACTCATGTTGGCGTTTAAAGCCGTGAAGCCCCAGAAAGTCGTAGTAGTCAGCCATCTGCGAATGAATCATGAGCCCTTCAATCTGGTGATTTATGATTTTTTCAAAGATTGCTTTAGTTTCCAACTTTTTCACCGCCCCTTAAAATAGCTAAGATTTCTTCAAGCATTTTATTTTGTGCCGAAAATTGAGCCGATAACTTTTCCAGCAGAAACTGAGCTTGTGCGTCATTCGCCGCCTGCACATCATTATGAGCAGACTGTTGTCTATTCTCCAATAAGTTTTGATATCCCAGAAAAAACGAGAGAATAGACACTAAATCAATGGAATTTAGTTGATTATCCATTAGATTTTGACCACAGTAACAGCCACATTATTAACCGTAGCGGCGGAAGACATGACCAGCGTGAGGGTGGCGGCATTGCCACAACAGTTAACTTTGATAATAATTGTGCTATCCAGTGTAGCAGGGCTTCCGGCGGTGGAGACTGAGCTAGTGGAGATTGCACCAGGGACAGCTACACCATTATTAAGCATGGTAAGCGAGATGTTACCCGCCGCAGTGGGTGATGCTGTAGTAGAGACGTTAACCAGATAATAGCCAGGTGCGGTAAGGTTGATTCCGTTTCCGTTGAGATTAACGCACCCACCAAAACGCCGAACAACACTTCCCAGGGCGATAGTGCCGCCAGCGGAAACAGTTTGAGTGCCAGTACTTGCGGTATAGATTGCAGATTTTGCCATTAAAATTCACCTCAAAACAAAATAGGCGGGGTTTCGCCCCGCCTGAGTATTAAATATTGTGTTTCACACTGCGATTTTACTTGCGTTAAACAAGTGTTTCACGTGAAACATTCCCAGCCGGATTGACTTAAATATTGCCGCCACAACAGCCACAGGCAGAATTGTTAAAAAACGGATTACAAGTGGTAGCGTAAGTGGTGGCAGAGGGATAACGAACCACACCGGCAACAGCGTTCTGGAGCTGGAGCTGGTTGATTTGATTCTGCATATCTGCCATTCTGTTCCCGCAGATAGCGTCAAGGATTTTCTGCGTCTGCGCAGTGGTGTTGGCGTTGATAGATGCAGTGTTCATTGCGCCATCGTATCTCAGCTGGTCAATGTTTCTGTTGGTATCGCAACAGCACTGCTGAGCCTGAGCGGATGCCGCATTGGTAGCGGCAACGCCATTAGCAAAACCTGTGCAAAGGTCACGCTGGATTCCGCTAAACTGTTCCAAGTTCTGGTAACCGAGGTTGCAAATTCCGCTGGAAATCATCATATTCTGCTGAGCCTGACTATCTGCCAGCCGTCCGACAGAATTTTCCAACTGGGTAAAGTTGTTCATGTTGCACATCTGTGCTTCGGTGATTGCGCCGTTTCCAGCACCACCATAGCCGCCGAAGCCGCCCCAACCGAACATCACTACAAACAAAAGGATAATCCACCAAGAGCCGCCCATACCATCATAATCATTGTTTCTGGTCACAGCGGCAACATCGGAAAGGGAAAAATTGTCCATAGACATACATTCACCTTCTAAAATTTGTTAAATTTATTAAATAATGTTTGCGCAAACAATTATTTCATCATATTTCTTAAAGAGTCCCAGTCAATGCCGTTCTCGCTGGCAATCTGCTGAGGGGTTTTCCCCTGATTTGCTTTCCAAAATTGGGCAAATTGAGGATTTTTTTGGGCTAAAACCTGCACTAATGCGTCAGGATTTTTGCCGCTCATAAAATTTTTAAATTGGCTAATAGTTCCAATCATATTGTTAAGGTTATTGGCAACGGGATTTCCCATCATTTGAAACAAAGGGTTCATGATTCAGTTTCCTTTCCTGTGTTTTGCGTGATTTTTGCAACAAATTCATTAAATTCTTTTCTGGTGATAAACTCCGAATTGCCAGAAACAGGAACCGCCGCACCCGTGGTGGGCGTGAATTTGACAAGCTGGTAATACTCGGTACTCACAAGCCCCATCTGGTCTGCGACTCGTGCCGCTATAACTGGTTCATTCTGCACCATCACAAGCCGCCGTTGCCCAGGCTGGACGCTGATTTGCTCCACCTGAGAGACGCTTTGGACGGAAACCACCTCCATTCCGCCAGGCTGTGCCTGTGGTGTGGTGGGCGTTGGTGCTTGATTGTACATCTGATTGTATGGCTGATAAGGCATCGGCTGAGGATATCCGTAGTATGGCATCACAGCTTGTCACCTCCGATTTTTTTCTTTATTTTTTTAAATTTTGTTGTTGACATTTGGGGAGAGGTGTGCTATAATTTAATCATCAAGAGGGGGACACAAAAAACAACACCCCCCAATAGGAGGAACACAAAATGAAGGTTTTGGATAAGAACAATGGCAAGGTCGCTGACATCACAATTAGCACATGGAAACGCGGTTGGGGAAGTGACATGGCTAACGACATCCTTGCTGATATTTACAGCGAGGAAGAAAGCAGAATCTTCGGCGAGCCTACAGCCGTTGGCGACCTGGAGGGCATCATTGAGTACCTCACCACACCCGTTGACGAGGGCGGGGCTGGGTGCATCTTGGCAGTTGACCCTGATAACATCAAAGACGGTGACACGGTGGTCATCGTTGACGAAGGAGAACTTTATGCCGTTGACTTTGAAGATTATTACGGGAACACTTATCACGTTGTGAAGTGTTCAGCGGTTGCGCCGTGTGATGGAAGAGAAGAGTACCGCCAGCCAGCCCTGTTAGTAACCAATTACTACAACGGCGAAAAGTTTGAACACGTTGTGTTCGGTTGGGAGCTCCCGACCAGCACAGAAGAATTTGAGAGCATGTCTGGGGATATGTGGGCGTGGGAGTTAGCCGACGACTGTGCTGTTAAGATGGTTGAATAATACCACTTAATTGCAATACAAAAGTAACCGCAAAGAAACAGAAAAGAGCCTGCCCAAATGTGGACAGGCTCTTATTTTTTAAATAACTTTTGAAAGCTTTTTTAAAGCATTTCTGTGACGTTCCTTTACAGTTTTTTCACAAAATCCCATTATGTCGGCGATATAGCCAAAATCCTTATCTTGAATATAATGGAGTTTTATAATCGTTTTATCTTGCTCTGAAAGTGTGCAAGAATCCAAAAGGGAGTTGAACTGGGATACTGTGGGAATTGCTCTGAGTTTGCGGCGAGTATTTAAATGTTCGCTGTGCTCGCTCATTTTTCGTCACTTCCAATTTTTATTTAATTTTTTAAATTTGTTGTTGACATTTTGGGAGAGGTGTGCTATAATTTAATCATCAAGAGGGGGACACAAAAAACAATAAGTCACCCAACAGGAGGAAATTGTTATGAAGGCTATTGAAATTACAGACCGCTACGGTGTTGTTTATCACATTGAGGAAGTAACAGCTATCGCCACCTTTGACGATGGCGATGAAACGTGCCGTCAGCCAGCGTTGCTGGTTACAAGTCTCTACAATGGTGAGCCTGTTTCGGATGTTGTGTTTGGATGGAAGATTCCAGCCAATCTGGAGGATTTCGAAGCTATGTGCAAGGATTTATATGCATGGGAACCGGTCAATGAATGCTATGTAGTGATTAACCAGGAGGAATTATTGTGAAGAAGAAGTATAATTCGGCGTACAATAGTGGCTAGCGGTTATTCGGATTCATATTGGATTTGATAGAGAGGGGCTAAACGCCCCTCTCTTTTTGATTTATTCGAGCAATTTCGTCCAGGTGTTTACCCCAACAATGCCATCAGTAGTCAGCGCATTTGCGCCCTGGAAGTCCTTTACAGCGGCTTCCGTGGCGTTGCCAAAGATGCCATCAATCGTCAATCCGGCATTCAAAAGCTTTTGCAAGGCTTTCACCTGCTGTCCTTCGTCTCCGTTTCTTAGCGTATCCATATCGTGATTTCCTTTCAAATCGAGTAAAAATAGTTCCCGTTCGTCTTTTCTCCGTGCCGTCAGCCCAGCGAGGGTTTTCCCCGCCGCCTTATTGTATAACAGCATTGCGTCAGCAATTTCTGCTGGTGTGCGGTCTTTGCACAGCGTTTTCAGATTATTCCCGCCACAGTTAAAAGCAAAACTAGCAAGTGCGGAACGCTGATTGTCGTTCAGCGCAGGAGCAACCGGAACATAGCTAATCTGTTTGGTGTAGCCGTAGAACTTTTTCAAATCAGCATCAAGTAGAGTTTCAGCTTCTGCTTTTGTGATTTTCATTCCTTTGGCTACTTTCTTGCCCTTGTACGTTCCCGTGTGCCCCCATCCGATTGTCCAGACACCAGCGGCACACTGATAAGCTGTGAGATTAAGCCCTTCCCACTTCTTTACAAGAGCTTTTCCAGCTTCGTTAATAGTATCGCTCATTCTTCCCCTCCGTTACTCTTATCGCTACTTTCGCCGCTACTTTTCAGCCCCAGAAACAGAGATGTAACTTTTTCGGGCAAAATTTCAGGGTTAATCTTGCAAATGTTCTCAATTCCTGAACCAATTTCCATCAAACAGATATAAGCGCAAACAGCACCAGCAACGGGGACCGTGACACCGATATCAAGATACCCCTGTGCGTAATCAACCAGCACACCCAGGGCGACAATCATAATCAATCCGATTTTGTGATAAAGCCCTTCCCGCATCACTGAGCTTTTAAAAGTGTGAGTGGCAAACCCCTTCATAATTCCGGTGACAAAATCCATCACAATAAAGGCAAAAGTAATCAAATATTGCATCATTTCAACACCTACCAATTAAAATTTCATTTCCACATAGCCGTATACATAACTATCGGATACCTTGCGTTCCTGACGCTTGCAAATCCCAGAACTATTATAATTGATAGTGTGGAGAGTTTCCCCAACTTTGATTACAATCAACTCAGTGTGGCTTGCACTGGTTTTTCCGCTCCCCTTACACAAGAGCAAATCGCCACATTTAGGAGTGTATCCGCTATCTTTAGCGTGGAAAATACCTTTTTTTCGTGCTTTTGTTTCCAAAGTGGGGGCGTTTTTGGAGATTAAATCACCCAAGTCAATGCCCTGGGATACTCCCCAGAGTGCGCCTACTGTGCAATAAGCTTCCTTTTTCTTCGGATTCTTTTTCCCTACAGGCGTGGAGTTGTACCAGGCGATAGCCTTAGTTTGGGGCTTCTTTCCCAGCCAGGATTCCCCGTGCTTGATTGCCGCCGCTTGAGCATCGCTAATGGCGGTAACATAAGCATCATGTACCCAATAATAGGCATTATCAATCAGCACTGGGAGATAAGTTTTCCCAAGCTCCTTGTTTTCAAATCGTCCGCAAGTATCAACCTCTAAAAGTGTTCCAACTGCCAGAGTTTTCACACTTTTGCCAGTTTTTGAGCTGGGAAAGTCACGAGCGGAAACTTTCTTTTTTACAATAAAATACATTTCTGTATCATTCCTTTGATTATTTTATCACAGTTTTTTAACCGTTTTAATCCAGATTAAGAATCGCTATCCAAAATCGCCTGAACTGCCGCTCTGAGCTTTTCCGGAACCTCATCAACGGACTTGAGTCCCAGCTTGATAAGGTTTGCATAAACTTTTGCCATTATATTTACTCCTTTCTTACGCCATCAACTCGTACACTTCGCAAAGCGCAAGCTGGGTATCTACCAGTTGCTTTTCCAAGGTGCTGTTTTTCTCAGAAACGAGCCGGATATACTCATCTTTTGAGTACTCAACGAGCTGAAAAGAGTAGCCGTTAAAGCCTGGCTCTTCGTCCGTTCCTCGCTCAGAAACTTCAGTAATGTTGGTAGCAACAAAAACTTTGCTTTCTGTAAACTCCAACTCATCTGGCTTGATTGTGCTTTGCTGAATGCCATAATCAATCATACTGCTTCACCTTCTTTTATGGCAATTATGCCAACATTTTCTGCTTCCATGCAGTGATAGCAGCGGCATAAGTGGTATTGTCCTTGGTAGGAACATACACCAAGCGACCGCAGATACCCCGACTACGATTACCAACACCGACATCCACATTCCAAGAGAAAGCACCACTCGCACCAACGCCAATACGCCAGCTACCGCCCAATAGAACAATTTCGTATCCGTTCAAATTAGCGGCAACATAGAAGTAATCACCAACCGGGATTGAACTGTTACCAGTGGTTTCAGATGGCATGAACAACCAATCATAATCTTCACTACCATAGCCCATAGCGGAAATATAACCGCTTGCGTTTGCAAGTGTGAATCCGGCTGATTCATAATTTCCGCTGTTCTTGCTTTCAGCAAAGTTGTAATCAGTGCAAATATAAGGAATACCGCCCTTCTGTGAACCGTTTCCATAAATGTTGATTCCATAAGCGAACTTCCAAATATTACCCCAAGGATTTTCAACACCCCTGTATGTAATGCTTGTTTTGCCGTTTGCGGTTTGGGCTGTTCCGGTGTAATCGGTTGTGGAATCTGCCTGACCTGTACCATTGCCAATACTGGAAGTCGAACCCGTCGGGGAAGAACAGTTGTAAGAACTATTATCTGATATGGAAACAACACCGTTTGCAATGGCTGTTTGCAGGTTCATCATTCCCATTTCAATAATCATCAACATCTGATTAGCACTTTCAGCCTTAATCAAATCATTATGCCAACCGTCGCCCCTGTTCTTTGCAAGGGTTTCAAGGTTAGGGCTTGTGATATAGGAAATAGGCTGACAACCTGCGATAGAACCAAGTTTATCAGTAGCGGTTTTCACCGTTTGGGCTGAATAGTTCATGTTGTCGGTAATCCAAGCACCTGTTCCGTCACTTCCAGCATCTGCATCCCATAATGCGGCTTCATAAGCAGAAAGAAAGATATAATCAATCTCTTCACCGTTCGAATCGTAGAACGCAGGATGAAGTTTAAATCCAACTTTAGGGGTAGCACTCACATAATAGTTAGCTTTTCTGAGGTGATAGCCAACGCCATCCGTCTGAGACTCCAGCTTGAGAGGAACCACACGGTAATAAAATTTGGGCTGATAAACCATCACCTGCCCATTAGAGCCATCCTCCACAAAGTTAGAATCACCATACCACGCTGTAATTGTTCCATCATCTGCAACATTGCAACGTTTTCTCCCGCCAAACATGGCGAATTTATCAAAGTCAGAGCCAGCAGTAAGGCTCGTTGCACCCGCCAAGCGTGTAAAGGATTTGTTTTCGTAGTCCACCTGCAAGCCCACAATATCCCCATCTGTGTAGCCGATATAGGCTTTAATATCATCTGCTGTGGATTGTGCGGTTTTAGCCGCCGCTGTGGCACTATCGGCAGTTGTTTGGGCTGTCTCAGCAGTCTTTTGAGCTGTTTCCGCAACTTTTTTGGCTTCATCTGCGGCAGTTTGCACATTTTTCGCATCCTGGGCGGCATTATCTGCCGCTGTCTGGGCGTTTTCCGCCGCTAGCTTTGCTTCGTATGCCGCTTCCTGCGCTTCGGAGCTGGGGACTTGTGCGTCCCAGGCTCCGTTGACAACCTGCAAAACCTTGCCATTATCATCTGTGCTAATTTTAGGGAGTGCATCACTTCCCAGGGATTTTTCAACAGCTTCATCAATTTCTGAGCCGCTAAATTTACTCGTGTACGCCATCTGCAATCATCCTTTCCAGCGTTTCAATGCGCTTTTCTTGCTCCTGCACCACAGCAACCAGAGGTGCAATAAACTCCTGATAATCAAGATACCATTCCTTATTCTCGTCAGAAATGTTCTCAAAAGCACGATTTTCATCATCGTTTTTGATATCTTTTCGGTGCGCAATGTAAGCCGCCACATCACCAACAGTTTCTTTAGCCGCTTCTGCAACATCCTGGGCGATAAAGCCCATGTGAGTACGTTCTGAGCCGTCCTTAAATTTATATGCGGTAGGTTTCAGAGCCATAAGGAACGATTTTGCGTCAAAATCGGCACCAATTGGAACAAAATCTTTCTTTTTCTTCCGGTCGGAGGTAGAAAGGCTTGATTCCGAGCTACGATAAATTGTTCCAACGTAAATATTTTTCCAGTAAGTTGCCGCCGAGCCAATGTTGCGCTTGTTCGCAGCATCTGGGACTACGTCAGAAAGGATGCCACTGCCAACCTCGTCATCAGGCAAAACAAGGGAGCCTTCTTTAAGATTGAGTTTTCCGGTCAGGGTCATCGTTCTCCCGCTCGTGGTCAAAAGCGAATCAGGAGCGTGAATTGTTGAGCCTTGGACTGTAGACGAAACTTCTAGGCTCAGGCTTCCAGGTTCGTTGATTGTAATTCCGGTGCAAATAAGGCTTCCATTGGCTGTTAAACCGAACAAATTAGGGTTGGTTGAGTCTCCCCAGTCTTCGTCCGGAAGTTTTGCTCTAATATAAGATAAGTAGCCGCCAGAGGAAGAAGAATCCTTAAAGGCAAATTCCACATCAAGCTTCTGATTTGCTTTGTTTTGGTCTCCCGTGTCTTTGTCTAAAGTCACGAGCGAATATGTCGTTGTCATCGGAATATATGCACTTTTGGAATAAGCATGCTTGGAGCTATCCGAAGAATTTGATACGTTAATAACGGAGGTGGATAACTCGTTTGTGGTAACTGTGCCTGAAAAGCTTCCGTCAGCACCTTTCACCGTTTTAGTCGCACTGATAGTGCCTTTTGAGGAGATGTTGCCACTTGCGGAAACAGTCGCAGTTGTTGAAACAGCCCCTTTTGAAATCGTTAGAGTATCAGTTGATACGCTGAAATCTCCGGCTGTTACTCCCACGGTGCCGCCTGTGCTAGTGATGCCCACGGAAGGAGATTCACCAGAGGTGCCGCCTGTAACTTTGATTTTTGCCTGATTGCCGTTGGCGGCATTATCTGCCGTTAATGCAATTCCATCTTCATCAACGGATAAGCTGGCAAGAATCTGATTGAGTGATTCGTAGCTAATCTTTAAAGTGGTGCCACTGATAGCGTTTGCTTCCAGTGCATCCATAGCAATAGAGCCATCAACCGTGTATCCGTAAGAGTAGTTTGCGCCGCCGTCCGTGCTAAATGCAACGGAACGTTCGTTAATTCGTGTGATATTGACGGAATTTTCTAACTTTTCAGCGTCATGAAGGTAATAGATTTCACTTCCGTCACTCTGCGCCTTTTTGGTAAGGTACAATCCGTTCCCCTCCCCTGCGATTTTTTTTAAATGTTCTAGGGCTGTTTCCCTGTATTTTCTATCCGCAAATACAAGAGTTTTAGCAAATACAGTTTCGCCAGAACTATCTATAAAATGTTCTGTTTCATCCTCGTTTTGGGTTAAAAACAGATTTTCGAGCTTTAAATCGTAAAATCCTGCATCTGTGGTTGATGTGCCGTTGCCGTCCTCTCCCGCTTGCTCGGTGCCAATTGTGTAGTAATCCTGCTCTGGGGCGAGAGGGTAAAGCGTCACCTCTGAGATATCAGCATAGATATCCACATCATGAGGGGTGCTAACAATATGCACTTTATCGCCCAAAAAGAAGGAAAACACACTGGGCTGGATAGCCGCAAGGTCTACGGCTTTTACTGAGATAGTTTTAACGGCGTATTTTGCGCTCTGCAAATACGCTTTCGCCTTTGTAAGCAGGTTTTCTGGCTGTGTCACATCGTCCCAAGTCACACATTCGGCAATCCAGCCGTATTTCTCCACCATTTCAGCATCAGAAACATAGATGTTCCCGCCGTTAACATCCGCTATTGTAATACGTTCGCTAGATTCTTCCCCATCATCGGTTTCAATTTTTGCTCCCAGGGGCAGAATGGCGGTAACTAAGTTGCTATATTCAATTTCAGTTGCCAAATCAATCAGATTATAGCCAAACTCAATCTTCTGTTCGGCAACACTGCCGTAGTTATCAAGATAATCAAGATAACGTTTCCCGTTGGCGTATCTGATTTTGAGATAGCCGCCCAAACTCTCGTTGTTAGTGAGCTTTTCAGTCAGCTCTTCAATACATCTGGTGTAATCCTGATTACTTCTTACAATATAGTCGTTCGGGTCTTTGACGAAAACGTTACCTAAATAGATGTGTTTTCGGGGTTCAACGTACTTATTGTGGGCGGCAAGTACCATTTTTAGATAATCTCTAATTGAGCCACTAAAACTATAAGGCGGAAGCCAGCTATCATGCAGATAGGCAAGCACACCTTCACATTCCAGTGTTCCTGTCCGGTCGAAGTCATCCTGGCTTGTCACCGCTCTGCCACGGAAAATTTCCACATCATTGCGATATACAACAATTTCATCCGCAAGACATCTAATATCTTTTTTTGCAGGGTTTTTGTTTGGAACGTCAAAGCTTAGCTCTCCCGCTCCACCCATTGTCAAATCAAGCTGGCAATCTGTAAGGCAATAATACTCATTCGCAGGGATATACAGTGGGTTTCCCGCTGTTTCCCCATCGTGGAAGTATATAATCTTATACATTTTGTATCATCACCTCACAGTTTAACGGTGTAGCTATTGTGGATTGAATGCTTGTAAGGCTCACAATCGCATTCAATTTCAATTTCGCCAACCGTGTTTTTTTGGGAAAAGCTTGTAATCTGGCAACGCCCATGATAATACCATTCTGTATCGCCGTCCACGATAATTTTTAACTTTTTGCCGTGAATCGCCGCCATTACTGTAGATAGCATATCAGCCCACCCACCGGAAAGAGCTTCTACGGCACGGAAGCCAAACTTTAAAGTTCTGTTGCCATAAACAATGTTACCTGTGAGAGCTTCGCTTAAGTCAAGATTTCCATCCATACCAGGAATTTCGACTGTATTCGTTCTCACCTCTGGCAAGCCAATCTCGCAAGAGGTGAGAAGTAATTTCCAATCCTCCCAGGTGTGGCAATCACCAAATTTGATTCCGGTCATACGCCCCTTAACCTCTTTCTGCTAATTTTTGCTAACTGCGTGTCCATATCGCTTGCAGTTGCTCCCACCAATGCGCCGGTATCCATCACAATCTGGGTACTAGCCATCTGGGGATAATACTGGCTTTCCATTGCAATCATGGCGTCAAGCCGACTCTCAATAGAGGACAAACGTTTTTCCAGCACGGATTCAACGCCCGCCAATGGGTCTGCGCCATAATTAGAGCCAGTGGAATAATCATCAAGTACACCGGAAACGGAACTTTGAATCATATCCATAAGGGTATTGGCACCAGCTACAACCTCACTGCCCACGCCATCACCGCCGCCCAGCAAAGTGCCATTAGCCGCTCCGAAGATTGTGGGGCTTGATAACAGCATAGCATTATCATAAGCCTTTTTATACCATTCGATGCTAAACTTCGGGACGCTGGGGGGGACAAGACTAAATGAGCCGCTAATAGATACATGGGGGAGTTTAAGCTTCGGCAAGCTCCATGAGAACTTGAAAAGCCCCTTAATCTTATCAATTACGTTAGAAACAACCGTTTTTGCGGCATTAAGTTTGTCCGCAAATGCGTTTTTAATGCCTGCGAGGATACCGGAAACAGTGCTTTTCACCGCCGCCATTGCGTTGGAAATAGTGTTTTTTATTCCACTAAAGATATTGGATACAACGTTTCCGATGCCGCCGCCGGAAAAGATTGACTTAACTTTTTCAACGGCTGACTTGATAATTTCTCCGGCTTTGGCAGGCAAATCCTTAATACCGTTTTTAATCGCTGTGACGATATTTTTACCCAAATTTATCCAGTTAAATGCAGTCCAAACGGAAACAATCGCCTGAATGATTTTGGGGATATTAGAAATCAAAGTGGGAATTGCCTGTATCAATCCTCTAGCAAGAGTCACGATAATGGTCAAACCTGTTGCAAGCACTTTCGGCGCATTTTCGTTAATGATATCTGCAATATTTGTAATGATTTGCGGCACATTTTCAATCAAAA